GCATTTTATACAATTACACTTTTACTATCTGAAATAGAAAAACAAGTTCAAGAGAATCCCAATCTATATGACGAGAAGGAAGTTCTAGAACCTGATGATCCAGGTTATGTAGAACCTAAGCAAGGTTAAGATTTAAATCTCTACCGAGTTCAATAGCAGATTCTATTGCCATTGCTAATTCATCTTTACTACAGTCCTTAAAAGACTTACAATATTCTGCATCTCCTGCATCATAGCAGAGTCCAGAATGTTTTTTAACTATAAATTTCATTTCTTCAAATGTATAGCCAGATTCCTTGGCTAATTCTCTAATACAGGCATGTACTTTAGCTAATTGTGCTAAACTACCTGTGTCTGAAGTAAGTCCCATAAACACTTCAATTTCCTGACCTTCTTGAAGTTTATCAAGAAATAATTGATAAGAAATCTTTGTGCTTTCATTAATATAGACTAACTTCCCATCACTTTTTGTAAGTTTGAAACTAAACATATGGCATTTTTTATTATATTATTATGTACTTATGACTGAAAAATCTCATAACTCTTTCAAATCAAATACTAAAATTATTTTAGAATATCTTGAAAAGTTTCCAAATTCTCCTACTAAAACTCTAGCCCGTAAAATATATCAAGAAAATCAAGCATTCTTTGAAACTTTTGATATTGTTTATGATAGAATGAGATATTATAGAGGTCAATCAGGAAATAAGTCAAGAAAAAAAATGGCTAATAGAAAATTTCAAAAAGAACTTAAAATTAAAGTTATGAATAATTTTGTATCACTACCATCTTCTCTTACACAAAAAAGGGGAACATTTACATTTCCTACAGGCTGTAAGAAGCTAGGTGTAATTGGTGATCTACACATTCCCTATCATGATGAAGATGCAATAGAAACTGCATGTGACAAAATGGAAGCAGAGGGTGTAGATAGTATTCTAATCAATGGAGATCTACTTGACTTCTATCAGCTTTCTTTTCATGAGAAAGATCCTAGAAAGGTTCATTTTAAAAATGAAATAGAATCAGGTAAGCAGTTCTTTGAGTACATGCGCTCAAGATTCCCAGGCATTCCTATTTATTTTATACCTGGTAATCATGAAAACAGGTTTGAAAGGTATCTTAGAATAAAAGCATCTGAGTTACTTGACATGGATGAATTCAGATTGGATGTAATCTTACATGTAGCAGAATATAAAATAGAATATATCCCATTTAGAACTAAAGTAATCTTTGGAGATTTTCTTATAGAGCATGGTGATAAAATTCCTGGAGCTGGTGGTGTTGTACCTGCTAGAACTGCATTACTAAGGCTTAAAACAAATTGTATTATTAATCACTTTCACAAAAGTTCTCAAAGCTCACAAAGAGTTTATGGAACTGGTGAATCTACAACTATCCGTGCTTATAGCCTTGGATGTCTATGTGAACTAGCACCAGATTACATGGAAATAAATGAATGGAACCATGGGTTTGCCATTCTAACAAAAATTGATAATTTAGTGTCTGTAAATAATTACAAAATAGAAGGCAACACAATTATCTAATGTTTCTACCAATAGTACTAAAAGACAAAGACGGAGAGTATATTGAACATCTCAATATAACACACATTACTAGAACTTCATTTGTTAATGTAATGAATCCTGATGCAGGTACTAGAATCCATTTAAGAACAGGAGAGGTTCTAACAACTCCCGTCCCTATGGATATAGTCCAAACTGAGATAGATGATTGTTATAAATCTGCTGCTGCTATGATCATGTTTAACATACTTGCAGAGAAAGCACAACTTACTAAACTTAGTGGAGATGTTGACCTAGATAACCCTGGGCAACGGCAACCTCTTTCAGATGAAGAATAGAATCTTTTGTTATCTTATCTCCATTTATCCAATCAAAGTTGTATACACACCAGCCATCCTGACTCTCATCATTACCAGATGATATTAAACTAAGTCCTGGTAATAAGTCTAATACATAGTAATAATAGTCATAACCATTTTGACTCTCACTATCTGAGACTTCTACTCTATCAAAGCCTAAGTTAATTAATTCTTGTTCTGTCATTTTTCTGCCATTGTTTGTAAAAACACAGTATGATTCAATACATCAAATGCATATGTGTACTCTAGTTCAGCATATGCTTTGTTTTCTTTTGAATATATTCCATGTTCTTTAATTCTTAAATTCCTAAGATTCTCTATAGTTAATGTAACCATAGTAAGATTATCTTTATCCTCTGACTTCATCATTTCCACTACATTTTGTACTTCTGTTGTTGTAATATAATTATACTTCTTTAACAACATTAACTCAGCCATATATACAAAAGGCCGGAACTCATCTTTCTTAGTTCCCTTATGATACATATACCATAGATAGTTTAGATTACCATCTACACCATCTGTTATATTATAATGTTCTTCAGCAATTGCTGCAACTAGTTTTTTAATTTCTTGTGCTTCCATTCTAAAATATATATCTAATAGTGTTCCAGGGAATAATGGCATCATGTAACTCTGTAAATTGTTTAATGTAATGTGATTTACATCCCTGTGCATACCTAATGTTCTTTCCTCCATACTGGGATTCTTTGGATTCCTGTATGCTGGGTGTCCAAAGTAATTCTTCACCCATGATCTTATTTTTCTCATTGTACTCATGTTTATCTTTGTTATGTGTAAGAAATATTACTTCAGCTTTACAACCGTCAAATGCAAGATTTTCTGGTACACCATTCCTTGTGTGTGCATGCCAGTTTATTCTCTCAAAGAGTTCTTTATAATCATCCAACCACCCGTCATATACAACTACAGGACTAAAGTTTAAATGTACTTCATAATTTACCATACTAAATAAAGTTACTGCACTTAATCTCTCTTCTATTGTACTTGTGTTAGGTTCTAATATTTGCCTAATCTTTTCAGGCATAAGACTAAATCTAATTCTAATCTTATACTCTGGATTAAACTGAAGCAAATCAGTATTTACATACTTAGTAGCAAATGAACCCATAGCAAGTGGATGGTCTCTAAAGAACTTAAAGATTGCTTTCCAGTCATGATACTTAGCATGCAAAGCAAAGTCTTCATTACAAGAAATATCATAAGTAATATAATCTGAATGTGTCTGATTAGGTTTCTCTACATCAGCAAACCAAACATGTGAATTAATCTCTGTCAGGATATCCATAGTATTAGTTGCTACAGACAGTCCTTCTGGCTTATGTCTTTTCATATAACAGTTATGAGTAAGAATACCATTTGCAAAATAATTCTCATTCTTTTGTACAGAAAAGTTGACAACCTTAGATTGTTTTGCTATCTTTGTAATAGCTTTAATTTTCTTAAATATTAACTCCATGAGCTGTAAATATTGTGGTAAAATTACAAAAAAGTCTACAACCTATTGTAATTCTACATGTAAAACAAGTTATGCTGAATTGTTTAATCAACAGTCTAAACCTACATTCAGAACTTTCCAAGAAGCTGGTAGACACTACAACAGAGACTTTAGAACTATGAAAAAGTTTGAGGGTCTGTTATTTACTATTGATAGAACACTTCCCTCTGCTCATACTAAATGGATTCTTTGTAAAATCTGTGGTGAACAGTCACCTAAAGCTAAAGCTAGAAATGGTTATTGTTCTGATTGTACTGAGCAAGGACTTGGTAAGAAAAACCAGGGCCAAATTATATCTCAAAGATATCAAGGCCCCGGAAATCCTAATTACCTAGATGGAACTTCACATGCTATAGAATATCAGTCTAATGATTGGTACAAGCTCAAAAAGAATTTAAACTTTACACACTGTGCATTAACCAATACTACTGATAACATAGATTACCATCATATTATTCCAAGATGGTTCTGTAAACTTGCTGGTATTAATGTTTTTGACCCTAATAATATTATAGGATTAAACCACGACTTTCACAAAGTAGTTCATCATCTTCAGCTAGATATTGTGCTTCTACCCAACCTCTATTCTTTGTATAAAAAGGATGCTCACCAGTTACAGTCACACTTTGTCCATCTACTTCAATTACATAAAGTTCATCAGTATCCCGTTGACCAATTACAGTCACTAAGTCTGTTTCAAGTTTCCCGGTATCCTGGCAAAAAGAAACTACTTGATCTCCTTCCTGAATTTTTCCAGCCATTCTTACTCCATAAGGAGTAGTAATTAATGTATCTGGGGTCACACAATAAGTACAATTGTACAGACAACCATGACCAAAAGAAGGACTGATAAAATCAGTTGACCGTCCTGATGGTCTTATAACCATGCTTTTTCTAGTTACTCTATCTACTAGACTCATTTTTTTCTTTTAGTTATTTATATTTCCACTTATAACCATAAGCAGCATTTCTTTTTCCTTTACAGCAAGAAGATATATGACCAGCTTTTAAATTTTTACCAAGATAAATTAATGCTTCTTTTATACTAGAAAAATCTCTTATATACTCATCATTTAAAGTATATTGCTCAACAGGTAAAATAATAGCATCAATAGTTTTTTGTATAACTTCTTTAGTCTTCTTTCTTCCTATTGAAGCATCTCTTATCTTTTTAATTGATTCTTCAGTATGTTTAAATCCCCTTCTAGCATCAGCTTGTTTCTGAATTGTTTCTTTAGAAAAATAGTACCCTCTTTTCTGAGCATTATCTTTTCTTACTTGTCTAGATTTTTCTATGATCTCTTTTGGCATTTTTCCAATTGAACCAATTCCAGTAAGAGCTAAATTATATCCATAACGTCTATTACTAGACTTATGCAACTTAACATAATAGTCTTCTCTATCTATACATAGTTCAATTAAACACTCTTCTAATAAAACAAAAGAAAAGTTATCCCCTCCATGCTTGTTCCAAGCATTTTGAAGATAACTATTCTCATGTTTATTTCCATTAAGTCTGTACTTATGTAAGGAAAACCTTTTCTTTACATCAGATGAGTATCCAATATATACCTTATTGTCTACTTTGCACTGTATTTTATAAATTCCAACCATACTACAAATATAGTTAAAATTTCTTTTATGAAATCAGTGCTCCTTCCACTTGGTCTTATTTTAAATGTTTTCCGCGTGACTTTTTCTATCACCTTCTTTTAAAGTTGATATAAGCACTTGCGTTCTTGTTAGAATCAAATAGTTTTACATTCCCAGCTTGGTCTCTAACAAATGTCCATTTAGTAAAAAAGAATAAGAACTTGCCCTTTTCTTGCACTGCAAACTTAGTTCCGGTATGCTCATTCTCTTTTACAATTAATACTCTGTGTCCCTTCCTTTCCTCTCCTTTTCTTAAAATAATCATATGTATTGGTTTATTTAGTTACTTCTCT